CATAAATCCACAAGCTTAATCACCTTGTGCCGGCCACCATCCCGGAAAGTAATTAAAGTACTTAAACTTTAAAGCGTATAAAGCTATTTAAGCCTTCAAATAATAACCTTTGTACAAGTTACCTTGTTTGCACCCAGTACGGTGTAGTTGTTATATAACCCCTTCTCAAGAATCATTGAAGTTAGAGATATGGAGATGTTAAGAAATGTGAAGCTACCGTTGGCCCACGGTATTGACAAAGGGTCGATGGACGAAATTCGGAAAATCTTTGCGGAATTTCCAGCCTCTCTGCGGGCGAGTTTGCCGCAAGACCTGTTAAACAAGATATTAGAGAGTATTGACAATGGAGTAGAAGTTAAAGTTGACCACGGTGTGACGAGTGAAACTGTGACTGGACTTCAGGACGTCGTTAGATCTTTTCCTAAAGAGTTTAAGGTTGGTGTTGATGATAATACGAGTGTAATAATGAATAATCTGATGAAAAATGGAATTGCAGTGAAACTTGGACTCCCAGAACTTAACAATCTAGTGAAGAGTGCCGCAAGTAGCTTTGCCTCCGGTAACACCTTATTTGGTGCTGCCGCGTTAGCAATTGCCGCTTGGGCTCTTTACACTGGTCGTCATGTTATTGGGTTGTCTGTAGCCATCTTATTTTCCAAACAAATCATTTCAACGTTTTTACCTACATTTGTTGTTGACGCCATTACTATTCCCTTTATGGACTGGATTAAATGGTTGTATTCTGAAGGTTCCTATGCACAATCATTAGAAGTACCGGACACAGTGTTTGGAGGTTTGGGAAGAGTCGTATCCCTTACAGTCTGTGCATTGGGTTTGCAAGGAAAGCCTAACATGAACTTCGTTGACAAAGTTAAGTATGCCACGAAAGATGCCCCTCGGACTAGTGAATCCATTGAGTGGATTGCTAGGACTATCTTTGAAATGGTTGAGCAGTGTATGACTCAGTTTGCTAAGTGGTTTGGAATTAAGCGATTTTTGAAGATGAAGACAAGAAGTGAGAGTTTGAACTTATGGATGGACAGAGTTTTAGATTTTTGTGATAAGGTTGATAGAGCAGAGATTTTGATTACCCCGACGTCTGCCGATCATTTCTTTCAGATGCAAGCTGAAGGAAATGCATTGGTTGCCAAGTTAGGAAAAGAGAGAGATTTGACTTATTCCCTGAACGAAATGCGAAGAATTTTATCCAAATATGAGAAGAACTTTAAGACTGCGAATCTGACAACATCAGGATTTAGACTTAATCCCCTTACGATTTCATTCTGTGGAGCTCCTGGTAAAGGAAAATCCACCTGTGCTCAAACATTCACTAAAGAGATGGTCGCCGCGACCGTGCCCGAAGAGTATTTAG